CAACAGGACCAGTCATTGGCTGAACGCCGACTAGTTCGTTAGCAATAACAGTAGGCATAACCCTTCTGATTACTGGTAAGATTACACGGTTAAGTGTTGCTATATTTCCTGCACCGGTACTACCTGCGGTAGCATTCTCATTTAAGAGACCTTTGCGAGTGTTTTCAAGGATCACACCCATTGTTGAGCGGCGCGTGCCTTTTAAGCCTTCTAACAGGGCGTCTTTTGTCTCGTCCCAACGGCTTTCTAAGAGTACTTGTGACATGGTTATTTCTCCTAATCTATGTCTAGTTTATATTAAAGCCCTGCCAGGCGTTTAAGATCGATAACATTACTGTCACCTTCCTCAATCATTTGTTCTTTCTTGGCAGATTTATTACCGGTTTGTGCAGTCGAAACAGATTCAGTTAGAGATTTCTTAGTAGAACTCTTTTCACTTCCTTCATTCAATACTGCTGGTAAATACTTATCAAATGCGTTCGTCAGCTTTGGCGTCTGAACACTTTCTAATAAAGATCGCATTACTAAAGATTTCTCTTTGTTTAAAGATGACACTAATTTGTCTAAAGTCTTTTCACGTTGAGTTGATTCTTTGATAATGTTTACTTCACGTTCTTTTGATTCAATGATCCGAATTGCTTTCGCAAGTTTGACCTTTGATTCGGCTAGTTCCTGTTCTTTGTCGTTCAATACATTAACAATCTTACGAGTCTCAGCCTTATCATTTAGATAAGTTGTGCTGAATTCTCCTGCGAATGTTTCAAATATCTTGCGACCGAAGTTATTCTCTCTAGCAATTTGAATATCTTCCTTAAGTTGTGATAATTCACCTTTAAGATGAGATGATACAGACTTACTCAATCTTGCGGCACTTTCAGAGACAAATTTGTCTTTCAATGCTGTAAGTTGTGAACGTCCTTCTGCAACTAACTTAACTCGTTGTTCTACCACTGCTTGTCTATCCTGAGCAAATTCTTTGATCTCTCTAGCCAATGCATGAGTGATAAACTTTTGAAGTTTATCTTGGTTTTCCAACTGAACCTTTCGGTCTGCACGTAGTTCTTTAATTTCTTCTGCTAACTTAGTTACCATAAAGTTATTAAATTTCTTTGCACTTTCCTTCAGTTTCATTTTCGCTTTTACACGGTCTTCATTAATTGCTGTTTTCTCTTCATGGAATTCTTTAATTTCCTCTGAAAGAGAATCAGTTATCATCTTATCAAGGGCTTCAACCATCACACTTCTGTCATGTTCGTATCGTTGTGCGAATTCATTTCTGAGTTCCCCACGAACTTGATCTTTAGCCTCGTTTAACTTAGTGCTCCAAGTGCTTTCTAGTTCACTTGCAACGTCTTCATTAATAAGACCTGAATCAATTAATGGTTTGATAGCATCTAACATGCTGATTTCCCCTCTATTTTTAGTCGATTTTTAAGTCTTTGATCAAACGAGAAATCTCGTCTTTCAAATACCGTTCTACTTTCTTGTTGCCTCTTGCTTCTCTTGCGATTTCTAAAACTTTATGTCCGTGCTTCATATTCATGAGGCCCTCGTATATTGCTTTAGGATATGCATTAGGAGCACTTGGTTGTGCAACAATGTCCACAGTGATTATTTCAAAATCACTTACTCGGCCATCAATATCGTTAACGTTGCCGCTACCTCTACTAGATACTCCGAGTTTTACCCCTGACTCTAACATGGTCTGAACTAACTGACCCATCGGAGTTGGTAAAATCTTTAATTTGCCGTAGCCATTCGGCCCGTCCATCCACATCTTAGTGATCATGTGTGACACACGATCTAAGTTGATTTTTAAATCATCTGGATGATCAACTTCACCTAATACAGAATTACCTTCTTGTATTTGTGTGTTGAGTGTTTCTACGGCTAGTTCTATCTCATTGACAGGGTAAACACGTTCGTTTGCGTTTTTAACCCCGCCTTGTATGAAGATACCCTTCATGTAAAGGGTTTTTAAATCTGTATCCCCTTCCTTAACGGACTCGACCATCATTTCTGCACGGTCAAACGATAAGTGTTCTTTAAGGTACAAAGCCATTTATATCAGTTCCTTAATCTATTACAGATTTAGTGTTTGTTCCAGAAGCCTGTGCTGTGACTGGCTTAGGAGCGGCACTTAATGGTTTAGCATTTTTGCCTGGCTGATTCTGCCAATTAGAAGAACCATCAACGTCTTTAGCTTTAGGAGCTGGACGTCCTTGTTCTCCTGCATTACCTTTGTCAAAGTCTACTGGACGTGCATTCATTCCTTTTTGACCTGAGTTCGCATCTACTGGACTTCTAGTTTGTTCACCGTTATCGCCCATTTTAGCTGTAACTTTTTGAAGTGAAATTGCTTCTGCAACTAGTTCTTCATCGTCAACATTTACGTCAACGTCTACTTCTTGGTCGTCCATCTCGCCTTCAATATCATGTAGATCAGCGTCCATTTCGTCATCACGTCCTTCTAAATCTTCTTCGCCGGACATAATTGCTTCAAACTCGTCTAATAATGTGTCAAGTTTGTCTTCGATTCGTACAACTGCATCTTCTACTTCGTCAGATGAATTTGCTTCGATATCAAGTGTAGCATCTACTTCGTCATCGCCTTGAATGTCAAAGATTTCTTCAGAATCCATTTCGATTTCGTCTTCGTCTTCAGCAATTCCTGATTGTTCTGCTTGAATTTCATCTGCAAGATCACCAACTTGTCCGCCCATGCCTTCTTCAAGGTCATCTCCGTCCATGTGTTCATCTTCCATGATTGATTCATAAATTTCTTTAGATTTAGCAACCACTATATCGTGGAACAGTTCTTTCGCCTGTTCTTCGTCTTCATTGATAATGAGGTCGATTAATTGTTCAAATTTCTTATTTTCCATTTCCATTTTCTCCTGATATTGTAAAGTATGGCTTTGTAGAGATATTTATCTCTAGTATTAAAAAGTGCTATTTAACTGCTACTTTTTTGCGTTTTTGAATAATTTTATAATAGAACGACAGATTTCGATAAAATACCGAACTGAGAGTGGGTGTTAGATACCAGGAGCGGCTCCTTCTTCTGGCTTTGCTCCGTATTGATTTCTAACTTTAGTAAGATGTTTTGACTGCTCGTAATTTCTTACGTCAAGCATCTTGCGTAGTTTTCTAATTTGACTTAAAGTCAGTTTAGTTTTTCTTGAGGTTCTCCATACAGGCTTAGAGTTGTCATCTCCAACTTCTTGGTAGCCATCTACTGCGGCGTCAAACATTTCAAATAGTTTCATAAGAGTATTTAGTCAAAAAAGTTTTTTGTATCTAAGAAAGGCTTTAGTATATCGTTAAAGTATACTTGATGTCCTTCTGCATTAGGATGTACATCTACATCTGACATAGTTAGTCCTAGAGGCTTAACATGTTCATGTATTGCTGGGAAGACTCGATTGTCATTATCTAGTTGTCGATAAAGATAGTTAATAATCTCATGGTCTTTGTTAGCATCAATGTCTTTATATGTGTGATCCATATAGTATTGTTGATAGAATGTAATGCCTTGCACTTTACATAGATTTTGTAACATAATCATGTTTTCTAATGATACATGCAACGAATTTATATTATATTTGTCGTATTTTCTGTCTGTGACAGGTTCAGTGAGCATTATATAATCATTAATAAATTTTGGTTCTCTATGATTCCATGCAGAGTGATACCATCCACCATTTGGATTATAGTTTACATAATATTCACCGTTTTCATTATCAAACGGCAGTACTTCGGCCCCATCTTTATTATTTTTAAGGTTACAAAATTGTACATGCCAATTGTCGCCGCCGCTTGTACTCCAATGCTCTTTGATATCGTTAATATAATCTTTGTTAGTTATGTACCAAGTCTTGCGATCATTGCCGCTCCATGAAACAAGCACAGCAATTTCATCAGGGGCAAAGCCTTCATCTAAGGCATCCATGATAGCATTTGTAGTTTTCTTTTGAATTAGTTCTTGGCCTTGATGACCCATGCCTCTATGATCAAACGTTACGTTAGGGTCTATTGATTTTGCGTGTGCTTCTAGTACATGTGGCCAAGTCCAAGGAGTGTACTTGTCACTAAAACTACATCCTGATGTAATAATTCGTTTTATTTTCATTTACGAAACTGGTCCGACTTCTCCAGCGCCATCGACAGAGCCTGCGGCTGTTGATGCTTGACCGCCTACTGGGCCTGTAACATCCATGTCCCCAAAATCATCTAACTCATCCATATCTTCAATCTCGTCATTAGTTTCTACGTCGGCATCAAAGTCACCGGTTGATACTCCGATATTTCTAAGATCAGAGCCTTCTGGATCTGCATCATGTGCATCTGTGTTCTCTTCTGCCCACATTTTCTCATTCTTATTGATTTCTTCTTCAGTCAAGCCTAAGAATCTTTCTAATGCAAATCGTTTAGAGATATAAGGGAATGCTTCCATTCCGCTAAACGTAGTTACTCTTGCAGTATCTAGTTCACTTTGACGATAAGCGGCAAAGTTCTGTGGGGGATTGAAGGTAATATCGAACATTTGTGTGTCAATGTTAAAGCCTCTCCAACGTAAGAATAGTTTGAATTCTTCATCTAGTTTTTGACAAACATAGTTCTGTAGTCGTTCACAGTACTGATTGAATCTAAACTCTTGTATCATTGCTGTACCAACACGTCCGTCATTCAGAGGAGTCGTGTTATCATCTGGTCCAGTTGGTAAGTATGAACTAGGTACACGCAAACCACGTGCTAGTCTGTTATTAAAGTATTTAAGATCGTCAATCTCACCTAAGTTCTGTCCACCTGGTAGAACTTCGATAGATGACCCTCTACCTTCTGCTGTAACTGGGAAGAAGTAATCTTCGTTCATTGATAGAGGATTGTATGTAGCATCAACTACAGACTGTCCACCATGTATACTCGGAATACGTCTTTGATGTATCTCGTTTTTAATTCTGTCTACGAATGCCATTGCTAAGTGACTTGGCATGTTACCAACATCAATCTTAAACATTCTACGTTCTGGTGCACGTTGTACACGATAGATTAGAATAGCATCTTCTAATAGTTCTTTCTGCTTATATACTTTAAAGACATTCTCTAAGATTGACTGTCCGAAAGGCCAGAAGCGATCTAAGCCTTCTGTTAATGACAAGTGAACAACATGATTAGAATCGATTGCTGACTCTGCTTGTCCTAATGTGAATCTACTACCTGATGTGTTATAAGGCATAGACGGAGCTGTGTAACCACCGCCACCGGCTCCACCGCCTGTGCCACCTGATCCTGTTGTTGGATTCGCGGCAAAATCTGTGTTTGTTTTCTGTGCAACTGTTAAGTTCTGTAAATTAATGTTTAAGTCTTTGATAACATACTGTTCAGGAAGCTTGCCTTCACTCTCGTTAACAATAACTTTAATGACTTTAACCATGTCAACCCAGTAGAGTTTAAAATTCTCTGGGTCTCTTACAAAGATTTGATCTCCATACTTAATGACGTTTCTGAACATCTTAAACATACGAGTGTCAAACTCATTGAGTTTACACCATTGCTGTAACTGTTTAGATAGCAAGTCCATCTCATGCGGTGTAGGTTCATCTCTAAACTCAAAGTTAAATGGTGTTTTGTTATGATCGTTCTTTTGAGTGCTGAATTCTGCAATAATATCTAAACATGCATTGATCTCTGCATCGACATCCATCATCTCATATTGATTATATCGTTCGATTCTGTTGGGATGACCTGTGTAAACTTCAGGAAGTCTACTCATATAGTTCTTATATCCAAAGTCAGTGTTTGAATAACCTGCGTCAGCTTTATTCGAATTGTTCCAGGCACCGTTGTTGCTGTTGTTGCCGGAGATAGGACTCGACACACCGCTTTTGTTTAAAAATGACTTTTTGTATGACATATAATATAGATTCTCTTTGTACTATGTATTTAGTTAAACATTAGAGTACTTTGCAATTTCTTGGGTACCATCGGCTGTTTCGGCCGCATAATTTTCCATTCTTGCTAACTTCATATTCTGTTGTTCTAGCATGGCTAGAGACTGTTTTTCATATTCAGACATCTCTGCAACTACAGAGTTAGTTTGGGCTAATTGATTTGCTTTAGCATCCTCTGCTATAGCTTCGTCAACGTCAGGCATTATGTCAACAACTGGATTATTAATGCTATTCATAGAATCGACGCCGGCCATGGCCATTCTTTTAGTTTTAGTTTCTTCGATGCTTCGAAGGGCTTGCTTAGCCTGCCCCATTACACTTTCACTGGCATCTTTACCTTTGTACTGACCAGTGTCTACGACTTCTTGGTATTGACCTTGTTTTGCCAGCAACTGATCCTCGGCCGAGGTTTGCATTTCCGCCATTTTTGCGGTACGTTCTGCCTTTTTCTCAGCCATCTCTGTTTGACCTTTTTCTGAATCGGCATAAGCAATCCATTCCTTTGTCGCATCATTCATCGGTTTTTGTTGTTTTACTATTGATGTTTCTACTGTTTTAGATAATGCTTCTGTAGCTTTTGCTACTTGTTCTTCTACTTTAACTACTGCTACTTCTTCTTTAGGGATTGCTACTTCTTCTTTAACTACTGCTACTTCTTCTTTAGGGATTG